GGCACTAAATCCTCATGTTCCCGATAAACGCGAGCGCGTACCAGGATGTAACCTTTTACTAGATCACACTCCACAATGTCGGTTTCGATGCGGCCAACTTGATGTGCTGCCCTGAACCGCTTTATGCGAGCGTTTACATCCTCATATTCATCAAAGTTAATCATTGAGACACCCGGCGATCTGCACCAATGCGCATGCCTGCAGCGCGGCCACGTAGGTATCCATCCTTACGGCCTGCAGTTACTCCCATTGAGTAAAATACAACTGCCACGCCTAGCGTGTACAACATAACCCACGCAAACATCATTTCCATATTCATTTTAGCCCCTTAGTTTAGTTTTATCCTGGCCTTCCAACCATTACTAAAAGGGTAAGGCTGTCCACCGACATAAAGCAAGGTAAGACACGCCAAAGACTAAGGTTTTATTTCCTCATCCTTATCCTTAGGTTTAGATTTAAGGCCGTTACTAGCCAATACGCCGCCAAGTGAGCCTGTTAAGAATATGCAAAGAGTTGTAAGTAAATCGATAAACGCTCGATCGTTAGGGGCTTGATTACTTATGGGCTGAGTTACAAAGATAAGCGCGTAAAGCATGCCAAAGACACAGCCAGCAAATACCACGGCTAAGGTGCAGCCAATAAACACAATAAGCCTGGCATGTAACTGCTCAGGCGTTAGGCGCTTCATATACTTCTTTTGGGAGTAAATCCCGGGTGCATGTACCCACCACTTCGCAGGCAGGCGGTTGGCATCGATCCTCAGCCCAGTTTTCGTATTCTTGGCACTCATATCTTACCCATCCTTGATAGCCACAACCTGATAGAAGCAGCGATAAGGCCACTGCCCCTATCAGCCTGCGCACTACTTGTGGCCTATGCCAAACTCTTTTGCTTTTGGGTCAATGGCTTTTAACGCTGGTGCTATTGCTGCCGCCAAAAAGGCGTTAGCCAATGTGCGTGGGTCTGTTACCCCTGCCATGTAAAGCGCCGCAACGGCTGCCACGGCTGCACGACCATAACTTAGGGCGATTGCTTTTATTTGCTCTTTCATTTTTCTCCTTAGCGCCCTTAGTTGGTCTGACGTAACACGTACAGCGTAGCCGTGCCACTTGATGTTACGGCGTACAACGCGCTGTGATCGCCTACCATAAGCGTTAATTTATCGTTGTTATCTAAACGATAACCATTGGCGGTGGTTAAGTCAGCACCGCCTATGTATATTGTGCCGCTTGCGCTGTGTAGGTAGGCCATTTGGTCGCCTATTTCCTCAGGCACAACTATCTGGGCGCTGGTTGTAACTGTAAACACTGCAGATTTAGGCACGCTGCAACTCCAATTTTTTGGCTAGGGCTATTGCTTTTTCTTTGGTTATGGCAATTTCAAAGTGCATTTCATCCTTACGGTTGCGGTAATCGCCGCCCCAGGTAAGGCCATACTTCTTGGCTAGGGCGCGGATCATTGGCACTTTGGCTTCATCAAACGTACCTACCTTGCCTAAGGCATGTTTTGTGGCATTTAGGTCAATGGCTGTACCGCTACTGTGATTGCTCAATTTGTCGGTTGTGCCGCGTACCATGCGGAAGCAGTAGCCCCAATCATCAAGCGCACCGGCATCGATTGGCTCAATCAGCGTGTGAAACTCAGCCGCAAATGCAGACAGCAAAAGTCCAGCATCTTTAGCGCAGCGAATTTTTAGCGTTGTGCCTTTAACTTCAAATGATTTTATGCCAATGGCCGCCGGGTCTTTATCGGCAGGCCAGCCATTGTAACTAGTTAGCATTAAATAACTCCTTAGTGTCCAATTCACACCTCTGGCAATTCCATTTAAATAAATCGTTTAAAAATAATTCTTTGTGTCCGCATGAAGGTCGCGGCGCTATAAAAGCATCTGCAACTGCATCATAGGTAAAGCCGATACCTGCGTAGTTGTAGCGGATGTTACTGTTGTAACTAGTTCGTTTACATACCTGGCCACGATAATTACCGTACCAAGTCTCAGGGTCTAAACCTTCAATTAGTTCAGTTTCGTCAATGCCAGCAATTACTTCAGTTACAATGTTGTTTTCATCTAAAAAAGCGTAATGTGCCATTATGCCCAACTCACATTTCCTGTGCCAGCAGTGATGGTTGTAACTTTATTGCCGCCTACAGTTGCAGTTGAAGAAGTCAATCCTCCGCCAACTGTAATAGTTAGGCTGCTTGGATAACGCAATACAACAAGTCCAGAACCACCAGTGCCGCCGCCAGTACCCCAGCCGCCGCCTGAACCTCCACCAGTATTAACAGTACCGTTGCCTCCGCTGCCAGTGCTACCAGCACCTCCGCCCCCTGAGCCAGCAGAACCACCAGCGGCTGATCCGCCGCCACCGCCGCCACCGCCGCGAGTTACTGCTGAACCTGTAATAGATGACGAAATTCCATTTCCACCGTTGCCGCCTGTTGTTGATGTAATTCCAAGACCAACTGCACCAGCACCACCGCCGCCACCACCGCCGCTTGCTCCAACTGTATAACTTCCACCATTACTGCCTTGATTAGTAGTTGCTGTGCCACCAGAAGCACCAGGGGTTGTTCCTGGAGCATTTCCACCTGAACCACCACCTGAACCGCCATTACCACCAGGAGCGGCCGCCGTTCCACCTCTATAAGTTCCTAACCCGCCGCCGTCTGAAGTGATAGTTGCGAATATAGAATTAGAACCTTTAGTGCCGTCTAATGATCCACCAGCACCTCCGCCACCGATCGTTACGGTGTAATTTGTACTAGGTAAAACTGCAACGTTTGACTCCGCGGCGCTATTTCCACCAGATGACTCACCTGAAACGGAACAGCGGTATCCACCAGCACCACCACCGCCGCCATAAGCACCGCCGCCGCCACCCGCAATAACAAGAAACTCAATAGGAATAGTGCTTATTGGAGTCGAGTTAATGGCTGTTATTAAATTTGGGATCATTAAGCAACTGCCCCAACAATGTACCAAGCATCTGTGCCAGTTTTAATGCAGGCCGCTGATTTGTACTGGGCTAGCGTTGGAGATGCAGCCGTAGCCCCGGCGCTTAGCACCGTAGTAGTGCCAGGCGTTACCGCTGAAATTGTGCAAATGCCAGCCCCGATATTTAACACTGTTAGCACCGTACCAATCGGAAAAGCGGTTGTGGAATTAGTAGGCAGTTTAAAAGCAATAGCCGTTGCCTTATTCATTAAAAATATTTCTTGGTAATTGTCGTTAGTGGTCGCTGTGTAATCACCTGTTTGTGTGACTACATCAAACTGCACCAGCGAATTCATCGTGCTACTGGTCAAAACTTGCCCAGTGACGGTTGGAAAACCTGATATTGCCATTTTTATCTCCTTTAGTAACTCAACGTATTACTGTCTAAAACTCCCCATTGTGTGGAATTTAATAAAAACGAGTCAATAATAGGTTCAAGCGTAGTAAATTGTACGCGCCATTTGTTCGGGTTGATCGTCATAGCCACACCAAAAATTTGCAAGGTTTTTGTAAGGCTCGTTGATCCTGGCTGGGTAGTAGTTACTGTGATCGGGTCAAAAAAATCAAGGTCAAGCGCCGCAACTATGCCTGCATCGTAGTTTGGCGTGTAAAGGTCTAGCACGATGGAGTCACACCGCACGGTAGTCTCGGCACGGCTGGCTACGTAAGCCCGGGCATAATCCAAAGCCACGGCATCGGTCTGCATAAGCAAATCATTTTGAGTATAACTATGGATAAAGTACTTGGCAATACTGGCTGAATTAGTAGCCACCTGGGTAGTGCCGCCGCTTCTAGTTATATTGGCTGCGTTATATACGAGTACATCATTTAGTACCCATTGGGCATCAAAGTAAAGTAGGCCGCCCGAGCCATTATCTGTGAAAACTGTAGGTGTAGCGCCTATGCTCGATGAGGTAAGCGCACGATCCTGAAAGACAAATGACCCACTAGCATCTACATAAAAACTGCCGTACTCGCTTGTACTTATGGTCTGGCACGCGGCTAAGGCGGTACGTGGTGTGCCTGGGTCGGCCTGTACGGTTGTCTGTCCGGCATCAATATCGCGCATGGTCGATGGCCATTGAATTTGGTCAAGGATGTTATTGATACGAGCGCCTGATAATTGCCCTGCGCTTGTACCTGTTACCGTAGAAATCTGGGCATTTTGTGCAAGTCTAAAAGCATCAACGGCTGAAATCACACAATAAGACACGTTATCGTTTGACTCCTGAGGTGTGATGGTCTGATAACCAGTAATAAATCCGCTAAAAATCGGATAAGTAACGCCGTTATGAGTCGCAGTAATTTGTAGTTTTCTCATTGGGTCAAGTAGGCCATAGTAAGGCCCTGATGCGTTCATGCTATTAAAATCACCATTTTGATCCACAATGCGTAATGAGCATGTACCTGTTTGGAATTGGTCGGCCTCAGCGTTACGACCACGGCGCGTAGTAAGCGCATCGATTTGATTAGATACATCCACAATTAGCGCAGCATTATCTGCCAAAACATTTGTGCCAATTATGCCTTGCCCAATAATCATGGCCTGCGCAGCACTTGGCCCAGTTCCAAAATTTATGAAAGCATTGAGCGTAGGTACTGCCATTAAAGCGCCCCAGCAAATGTGGTGCTATCGCCGTACCGATTAAGTTTTTGCAAGGCACGCTGCATGGCTTCAGTAAGTGCATCCTCGCTACCCACTGGTGTATTTATTGTGATGTTATTTACTGCGCCGCTCGATGCTCCTGGCACTTGCGTACGCAATCCGCTAATAGTGGTCAAGTATTCAGACAGTGTGCGCTCGCTGCTTTCGGCTATGCCTTCAGCAATTTTGGCCGCATCCTCGGCAAATTGAGATGCTAGGTCTGCCTCAATCATGGTGGCCTGGGCTAATACCGGGTTAGCAATACCTGTATTTGGGTCAATCGCGCTGGCTTGGAAATTACCAATAGGCGCGCCACCTATGGTTATAGTTTTTACTCCCATAGCCGCCAAGCGTGCGGCCTCAGCCAAGTTATTTAAGGATACGGCTGCAAAGTATTCTGCCTGCATTTTGGCTGCATTGGCCTTATCTAACTCAGCCATGCGCTTTGCTGCGCTGTTGGCATCCTCATCCATAATTGTAAGCAGGCTACGGATGCGTGCTTTTTCGGCTTCATCTTTGGAGTTGGCTAAGGCTGTTTCCAGGTTAATGCGGTCTACGTCAAATTTCTTTTTAAGCGCATCTAATTCGGCTTGCTTCTTTTTCTCGGCTAACTCGGCTGCAGTAAGTTTATTTTTCTCTTTTACTATTTGATTTTCTTTTTTGATCGTTGCAACGAGTTTGGCACGCTCAGCCTGCTCAACGGTAAAGTACATC